ATATACTAATTGGACAAGTAAATTGACTCCTGAAAATCAAAGTTTTTCAAAGATAGTTAATTCAAATCCTGCGACTACAGCTTCTTCTACGAATAATACAACTTGGATTAATCCAGATAGTAAAACTGCGTGGATTAATCCAGACACTCCTGATGGGCAGGCGAGATTTAGAAGACTTAAAGGTCAAAAAGCTAAATGAATAATATAATTTTAAAAAATGAGGTAAAATAATGGCACTTCCGATATTGAATGATTCACCAAAATATGAAATGACTATTCCTTCAACTAATCAAAGTATAAGATTTAGGCCATACTTAGTTAGAGAAGAAAAGGTTTTAATGATAGCTCTTGAATCTCAAGATACTCAGCAAATGTTTTCATCTATTGTTGACACTATTAAAGCGTGCATACAAAATCCAGAAGAAATAAAATGGAATCAATTAGCGGTATTTGATATTGAATACATGTTTATTATTATCCGATCTAAATCTGTAGGAGAAACCGCAAAAGTTAGTATAAAATGTTCTAAATGTGAAAACCCTAATCAACTAACAATTGAATTAGATGATATTAAACCAGAAATATCTATTACTAATAATATAATTGAATTGACTGATGATATTTCTCTCGAAATGCAATGGCCAAGTTTTACAAATTTACAAAATCCTGAAATGAATGATATATCTCAATCTGATATGTCCATTAAAATGTTGGGATATTGCATTAAATACGTTAATACTGCTGATGATAAAATAATTGTTAAAGATGAGCCAACAGAATCAATTGTTAACTTTATTGAATCTTTAAATAGTGAACAATTCGAAAAGATTAAAAATTATACAGATCAGATGCCGACTGTTTCAAAGGATATTAATTTTGACTGCGCTGATTGTAATTATCATAACACACATAAATTAGAAGGAATGGCTGATTTTTTTTAATATGCCTCTCTCATGAAAACCTTCTAAATTATTACCAAAGTAATTTTAGAATGATGCAAGATCATAATTATTCATTAAGCGAACTTGAAAATATGATGCCATGGGAGAGAGAAATATATTTAATGATGTTACTTGACCATATGAAGGAAGAAGAACGTAGACATAAAGAACGTCAGCAAAATCAATAGGAATAAACCATGGCCACAAATATTAAAGATCTAAATGATTTAGCAAACTTCATGTCTGCTCATAACGCTCAAGATACTCAATTGCAGCGCAGGCAAACTTCTTCTTTAGATGATTTGAATTTAAAATTTACTCAATATATTGATTGGATGAAAACACAGGCTGCAGATGCAGAAAGAAAAAGATTAGAAGCTGAGCGTGAAGCCAAAAGTGGTCAAAATAATCCTCCGCGGCCGAGCGGAAGTAGCAATAGTTCAAGTTCTTCTAGTTTTCAAATGCCATTGATTGCAGGTATAGCTAAACCATTATTAGCTATTACAGCTGGTTTAGCTGCTTTAGCTGCAGCAACTGCTGGTCTTCGTGGGTGGGAAAAATTAGCTATAACAAATGCTGATAAAATAGGAAAAGCTTTACGTTCGATTATTCCTTTAACATTTGCTGATAAACTTATTGGTAAAATAGTACCATCAGGTTATACTACATTTTCTGCGTGGTTTGGTGATAGAATGGCCATGTTAAGAAATAGCGCATTAAAGTTATTTGGTTTTGATGTTGATATGAAAGGTGGTGGAAGTGCAGAAGGGAAACAATTAAAAACTCCTCTTACTACACAGATTTCAAACAGAATGAGCTCGTTTATGTCGATGCTGAAGGGCCAATATTATTCTATGGTAGGATTGGGTGTAGACGGAAATCCAATTCAGGGTAGAGATGCTTCTACTGGAAGATTTACTGGCACTAAAAAAGTTTCTATATTCCATAAAATAATACAAGGTTTTAACAAAATAATGGCACCTATCAAAGCTGCGGGTGCTGCTGTTTCTAGTGCATTATCAGGATCAATGGGTAAATTATTAACATCTGTCGGAGATGCTGGAAAAGGTTTATTAAATTCTGGAGCTGGTAAATTTTTTGCAGGAGTGTTTAAAAAAATATTATGGCCACTCGGTGTTCTTATGTCAGGATGGGAAGGTATTAAGAAATTTCAAGAGGAAACTGGAAAAGGCGAAGGCTATGCAAAGGCTTTTTTAGAGGGTCTTACTACTGGATTGTCTAATTTCATCGGAGCTCCATTTGATTTAATTAAAAATGGAATATTATGGATTCTTAGAAAACTATTACCATGGGGTGTAGGAGATGATGGCCTATGGGATGATGGATCTACGATTGGTAAAATTGGAATATGGGCCGAACAGTTTTCCTTTGAAAAATTATTTAAAAGTTTATTAATGGCTCCATTTAATTTAATTACAGGAGCAGTAACTTTTATAAAAGATTTGTTTTGTGATCCAGCCGGTACATGGGAAAAATTCGCAAAAAGCGTTTGGGGAGAAGGCACCTTCATTGATAACTATATACTAAATCCAGTTGCTAATTTGTTAAAAGGTATTGGAAAAATATTTGGTTTTGGTACTAATGACGATCCTATGTCGCCCGACACTGCAGGAGGAACTATAACAAGAGTTAAGTTTTTATGGAATGATATGATTGAAGGACTTACTGTTAGACTTCCTAATAAAATAATTGCGATTGCTGAACACTTTAAAGAGAAAGTAATGAGTATAGTTCCTGAAGGAATGTTTGAAAAAATCAAATGTATATTTACTCACGACATTCCTGCAAAGATAACGGCATTGGTAACATCATTTAAAAACCTATTTGCTAAAACAGAAGGGGCCGAAGGAGATCCACAACCAAATGGTTCTATATGGACTGGAATAAAAAATATATTTACTGGTCTTATTCCTAATATGATTTCTGATATTGTTACTGAAGGTAAACAAATGATGAGTGGAATTGTTGAATCAGTTGTAGAAAAACTACAAGGATTAATAGACATGATATTTGACTTTATTCCTTCAGCTGAAGCTATAAAAAATAAGGTTATAAGTTCGGTTAAATCTCTGCCTGCTGGTGATGAATTGTTAAAAACATTAGGTATAATTCCAAAAACGGTTAATGTAGATGATACTGGAGCTAACTATCAAAAAGAAGCATTCGGACTACCTATTGCACAATCCTTTGAGGAAATAGCCATGAAGAAGGTAACAGAAGAGGTGACAGGGGTGTTGGAAGCGATTGTAGGCCCGGGCAATCAAATTAATGCTCGAGATTTGCTAGCAGGAACTGGGAATTATATATTTCCTAAGGCGAATATTCAAACTACTGCAGAAATAGAGTCTGCGGCTCGTTTAGAAACAGCAAGATTAGCAGTCGATGAGGCAATGTCTGGAAGTGGAATGTCTCCAGCTATCATTGCTCCAGATAACAGTGTCACGAATAACGTTGTTAATAGCACTCCTGCGACAGGTGGCGTTGGATTTAATCCATTAGCTGGGATGGATATAAGATCTTTTCAGATGACGCATCCATCTCAAATGGTTAAATATTATTACTAAAAAAATGCCGGCAATTAAGCCGGCATTTCCTAATTATACTTAGTCATTAACTAAATTAGCGAAATGTGACATAATGTCATCATCATCGTCTGAACTTGCTACTGCACTCATTTCTGGTGCTGGTGCAGACTTAATAGGAGGAGCAGAGCGCTCTTCACCAAGACTGCGTTCTTGTGCTACTGAGGGAGCTCCACCAACAGCAGCTTCACCAAGCACACTCATTAGCTTAGTCTTCAGTTCGGCATAAGACTTATAACCATCTTTTGCGTATACATTTAAATCATGCATAGAGTTATAGATGCTTTCAAGCTTATCATCGTCTTCAGATAAAGCTTCTTGTGAAGCAAATTCTGATTTATCGTAGTTACGATAACCTTCAACATCACGAATTTTAAGTTTGAAGTTTGCACCATTCCAAAAATCAAATGGATTAATTGGCTCTTCATCTGCAAATTCTGGTTGCATAGCATCCATCAATTTATCAAAGATTTTCTTACCGTAGTTATAAAGGAATACTTTACCTTCATTAGCCGGATTACCTGGATCTGATACGACAAGAATATTTGATACGTGGTGAAGCCTACGTTTTTGAGCTCGTGCGGTTTCTTTATCAGCTTCAATACCAGAATTCCAAAGACGACTATTTAGTTCGCCAACTGGATCCTCTTGACCAATAGAAGTAAGTGATTTTTCGATGTACCATTTACCGGTTGGGCCTTTAAAGCCGTGATCCCAGAAACGAATCCATGGAAGTTCTGCTCCTTCAGTTGCAGGTAGAAAACGAATAATAGCATAACCATTATTCTGCTTATCGACTGTGGGTTTCCACAGTCGATCGTCTGTATATTTGTTTGAAGATGCTCCGCCTCCAACAGCTTCAGCTGCTGCGACGAGTTTATTGATTTGACCGCGGTCACGCTTTAGATTTGCAAAAGACATATTATGTTCCTTATATTTGCGATGTATGTTTTAATATTACTGAATTATTATACAATATATTGTACGAGTTGTACACTACTATATATCATTATTATTTCCGTACAAAAATAACAGTTTCTTTACCTGTATCGGGATTCACTGATGGAATTGCAACATGTCCTTCAGGTACTGGCTGAGAACCGACATATTGCCATGTGAGTCCAGCTGCTGCATTTGCTGGTCCAGCTTCGAAAAACTCTTCGTTGTCTTGCAAGAAGAGGGCAGTAATCATAATAAGTTCAAACATTTTTATTTTCCTTTGTTTGCTTCAAGTGTTTATATATTTGATAGTAGTAGTCAAAAGTTTCTGGATAGTTGTCTGGGTCTGGCAATACTCCTTCAAACATTTTAATAAATTGGTTTATTTCTTCGTTAGTCATTCGAATAACAGCTCATTTTGTCGAGGTAAAAAATTAAGATTCATTGCTTCAGCCTCAATTTTTTCTCTGATTACATTTGAAATAAACTTTTTAACATCCTGAGGATCTATATTAGTCATTTCACATGTTTCTATTACAGCATCCATATAAGATAATTTCTTATCTACAACTTGTTTTTCTATCAGTTTACCGAATTTGGCTCTGTTCATAAATTCCGATTCTGCTGGCATTTTAGTCCTTTCTATTTGGCCATCGCTCTAATAAGAATAGTATCCTTATTAATACGACCATTCACATTTCTAGATGTCTTGGTTGTAAGAGCTGACCATTCCTTATTGATTTGATTTGCTGACTTAGTTAGTGTGTGCTTAATAAACTCATCTGGTTTACGAAGACGTGTGCTTCTTGATAGATCAGCATCGATACCAAGAAGAGTGCTACCTCTTACTTCAAAGCCAATAGCTTTTTCACAGACATATTCTGTTAGCTCTCTATATTTTACGT